TTGTTCAGGAGGAGGACAATTTCCAGTCTTTTCATCTGCTAGAATTGGATTGTCATTGATTCTGCATTCGACTAGATCTGAATGTTCTCTTCCTAGCACACTTCCAGGCTGTATACAACGGTAATAGGCGCAAACATATTCCTCCCGCGTTTGCAGGTACTAAAAGTATTCTCAATTTTCTTGAGAATAAGCTATTTGTATTTGCAAATGCGGGAGTGATGCCCTCCTTAACATCAGTGCTATTATCTAGCATAATTTTCTATTCCTAAAATAATCAATCAGTTCTGGCTTATATTCTTCCAGAAGTTTTGGTCCTTTTTGCAAATTACATTTGCTACACGCAATAGCTAAATTAGTAATATCACTTGTACCATTTTTAGAAATGGGCAAGATATGATCTAAATGATAGTCATTTCCTACCATATTACCACAATATTCACAAGTAAAAGAAGAACAATTAAAATGATTAGTGTTATAAAATTCTAATAAGGTTAAAGCAGATGCGGACAAATATCCAGCGTCTAATTCCCTACATCTCCTCTTAACTTTATCCGACTTTTTCTTATATCTCCAATACTCAGGATTTTTTTCTTTATTTTTAGCTATAGCGTCCCTTCTCACCTGCTTACCATAGTCAGACGAATAATAAGCTTTAATTCTTTTTCTTGCTCTATCTTTGTTATTTTTATACCACTCTTTAGCCCTAATCCTTGCAAGCTCTTTTCTCTCTTCTTCTGTTAAATTTTTTGGAACTCTTTTTGAAATTCCAAGTTTTCTTCTAAGATTTTGTTTTTCATTATTACATTTTTTGCAGGAAGGTCTTACTTTATCCCTATTCTTTGCAAAGTTACTTATGTGCATCACTTCTTTGCAGATATTACACTGTTTTTCCATATACTATTATATAGTATTTAGACACCTAATAGCCCATAAAAAAATCCTCGCAAGCCCTAAAGCCTGCGAGGATTAAAAAAACTTACGTTTTACTATCCCCTAACTGGTTGTGGTTCCGTCACAACCGCTACTTCCGTTGCCTTGGACTCAAACGCCCCCTTTGATTCTTCCGAACTATGCGCGAATCCAAGTGCTCTCACTAACGATAGCGTTGCTTCCTTGATATCTACTGAGCCGTTGTATGGGGTAATTGCCTTAGCAAATTCCGCATAATGGCTTCTCTTTCTACGTGATAATAACAGACCTAATGCTTCTAGAATTCCAACTCCTGGCAAGAATATCTTAGCAATGTCAACTCCTACTTCTGCAATCCCATAAATCATCTCGGTCTTTTCCTCTGGCATAGTAGGAGGCTTAATTTCTACTTGTGGGGCTGTTACATCCCTCACATACTTCTTTGATACTAGAACTACTTCTTTATGGGAATCTGTTAACTGCTTTGCGACATCTTTAGGAAGGAGATCTATTGGGGCTGGAATTATCTCCTCCTTTGGGGTTGAAGCAATCACATTATCCTTAGTTGTTACTACTAAAGGATCGTTAGCCGTAAAGAACAGGCCGCAACCAGCTAATGCTAATAATGATGCTAAAACTATAGGGAGGAGATACTTTTTCATGCTTTCAGGTTATCCTTAAATTTCGAGTCGTCATCGTCCTCCTCAGTCTTTTGAGGGGGAGTCTGAGCACTCGCTACTGTATTTAGTGACGCACGAATATTTTCGACGATTTTCTTACCCTCGTCATAATCACTAATCTTAACTAAAGTTCTGAGGTCAAGCTTGCTCTCTAACCATTCTGCAATCTGCTTTGGAGTTCCAGCCTTAGACTTCTTAATCTTTACCTTTGATTCCTTGAAGGAGTTGTATTCACCTTGCTTGGTAATCTTAATTTCGAAGTCGTTTCCATGCTCCAAAGAGAGCATTGTGGTATTCTCTGGATCCGATTCATCCGCTAGGTCAGGATCGGTAACTCCGGCCATTACAATGTTGAATAGCTCATCCGACATTGCAACAAACTTAACAGGATCCTCACCCTTATCTACTAGATCCCGAACCACAACCTTTACGTAGTATCTTGGCTTGGCCTTTAGCTTTCCACCCATAGTCCCATACTTGGACTTAATCTGCTTTCCATCACTGCCTTTTCCTAGCTTTAGGGCCTTATGGGTATCCCAAAGTTCGAATACGTAGTCACAGATTGGGCACTTCTCATTCTGCGTTCTACGGCAATGATAATACACAAACTTACCATCTGCCCCTTCAATCTTGTGAATTGCAGATTCCACAAAGAAATCTAATGGATTATCCTTTCCAGGCAGGATTCTTACCATATTGGAAGGTTGGGTAAAACTAGCAAATTCACTTTGCTTCCCCTCACCACCACTTGCTTGCTTCTTCTCTAAGAGTTCTTTTTGCTTTTGACGTAGTTGTTCTAGTGTAGTCATAATTTTTCCTTTGATTGACTGAGTTCTGAATAATAGTCTCTAACGGTCCTGATATCACTGATAAAGTCCAGCTTCCTTTCTCTTGTTAGCTGACAACTGAACCAGCATATCCTTTTTATGCTCTAAGGTCATACAAATTGACCTTACAAGATCATAAATTTCTTCAAACTTGGCTAGCTCTTTCTCTGCCTCAATTATTACAGGATTTGATTGAGCTAGATCCTTTAAGGCTTCAACAGTTTGCTTTTTAATTTCTCTCTGTCCAGCCTTATATTCTGCATTCATCACTTCAAGAGCAATAGTATGGTCTTTTACAACTCTTTTTGCTCTTGAAAGTATACCATTATAATAGGCATAGTAAGTTGGATGATGACATAATTCATCATCAATATTATGCATATTAATTTTAGCTAATTCAACAGACAATTCCTCATACTTGTCTATGTTGAATTCTTCAAAATTCTTTGATGTTAGTATATCACTTAGCTTGTTCATAAATCAATTCCATTAGACCTGGGTTTAGGTTTCTGATAGCCATGAATTGCTTGGCTAAGGAATCAGCCAAAAATTCATTTGTAGTGCTTATCATACACCCATCGAAATTCTTTTCGTCTAACCCAATTCCACTAAGTATAACGTGATTCATCTCATGGAGAATAGTTTCTCTTGCTGTCTCATCGTCAAGGGCCATTTCCAGTTTGATCTTCTTATTATCAAAGTCTGTAACTCCATCACAAACCTGCTCATCCTGAACAAGCCCTGAATGAAGCTCAAATTCAAATTTCGCCCAGCCAAAGTTTACAACACAAAAATTGCTTTCTGTTAATCCATTGTAAATATGGCCTTGATCCGCTACAAATGGAAAATCACTCGGAGTCGCATTCTTCTTCATTTTGTGCTTCACCCATTCTAAGAGTAGAATAGTCTATAGTTACTGGGACGACGTATCCTTGTCGCCCATCTCTTGCTTTCATAACGTAAACTCTAAGTTGTCCGTTATCATGCTCCTCTTGAGTTTGATTCAAAGAGATAGCGAAGTCTACAGGACGAATCTTACCAAAAGAATCTCCTAACTCTGCATCTGTGATGATGGACACTTTACGTCCCATTCGATTCGCTTGGGATGCGGTCCAAACTAAACACTTATGCTCCATCGCAAGACCACGAAGCTCTTCTGCGATGCGTTGCTGTGCTAGGTATTCGGCATCAATTATACGATTCGGGCGAAGAAGTTCAAGATAATCTACGATAATCAGATCAGGTTTGAAATTTTGGTGCAAGGATAGCTGCATCAATAATGCACGAATATGATTAACGTTAATAGTTCCAGTTGGATACTCTTTGATAATCAATCGTCCTTGAATCTTATCCTTTATGATTCCAAGACGTTCATGCAGCTTAAGTTGAGTTGCTGGTTCTTTTAGCTTTGAGTTCTTAAGTAGAGTAAGAACACTATCGAATCTGTTGCCAATCTTATCCTCAGACATTTCACAAGAAATGTAAAGAACGTTCTTTCCATCTAAGAGTGATCTTGCACCTTGATTTACAAGGAATATGCTTTTTCCTACTCCAGCGCAGGCAACTACAATGGCTAATTCCTTAGCGCAGAGTCCACCTTCCATGTTTTTGTTCATGGAGTCGAATAGGAGTCTAAATCTGTCCTCTGCCTTCTTTTGGTAGAGTCTATGGATACGATCATTTACATCAGTAAAGTAATCTTGCCCACAATCTACATTTCGATTTACCAAGAGAGCGTCCTTAACCAAGACTTCAATATCTGAAATCTTGTTCTCTTTGAGAAGAACAACACTCTTCTTAATAGCTTCCTTCATCTTGGACTTTCTAGCAAAGTCCTCTACAATATCAAGAATCAGTTCCTTGTTAGAGAAT